AAATTCTACTCAACTAGATGGCGACAAAGTATCCAAAGATTTTCCGGGTATGATGTATCCACCTGTATGGGAATTTACCGTTGAAGAGACCATTATTGTAGACCCCGCCCAAAACAATGGCGAAGGTTTCAAAATGGAACTCGTTAAATCACCATCAGGAAAAAGATTTTTTGAAATGAAGGAGTTTTTGGCTTTCTTCAAAGATAAATCTAAGGAACATTATGAACGTGAAGAGAAGAGTTTGGAATTGCGCAAAAAACATATCGCAGAGTGTTGTGAAAAATGTAAGATGCCTTCCGAACATTGTGCGTGTAAAGAATACGAGGGTCATGCATTTGTAGATACAGTGTATGACTCACTTTTTGGAACTGAAAATGAAAATGGTGAGACTGATGTAGAACAGGCTCAACGTCTTCTTAATGAAAATCCAGAAGTTGGTAACATGTTACGCGCACAATCTTCATGGAAAAATTGGATTGTGTTTTCCTCAATGCCTAGGTGGGTTCTTTCAGTATGGATCTATAGTGGCGGTAACTTGAAAAAGTTTATCGGCCTTATGGTCTGTATTTTGTTATGGGTCCCATATTGCTTGGCATTGATGGACGGAACAATTCCAAAGGTGCTATCTTTTCTCATTGCTTGTTTTGAAGTTTGGTATATCAAGGATATGTCTATTTGCGTCATTATTGAAACGATATTGGCAAATAGTGCAGATCGTGCTATGCGTCAAGCATGGCGCACCTTGATCAACCGTACTTCCAGAACGTTGCTTATGAAAAAGGTAGCATTGTTTGGAACCGGGATTTTCTTCTTGACTTACCTATTGAAGATGTCTTCGTTACATTTTAACGGACAAGCTTTAGAAGCCGACACCCCAGAAGAAGCTGCAGAGAAGATGGAGCAGAAATCTATTTGGAGTGTATTCCGCGGCTTAGCAGGTAATACAGCAGGAGGAAAAACCGCAACCATGACTACGGATCAACTGATTTCACGTGTATCGAACAACCAAGTTCGTGTATGCGTACAAAATCAAAATAAGGTGTATGAAATCAACGGAGTTTTCGTTGATAAACATCACCTTATGGTACCTAGACATTTTACCAATCGTATCCCTGAAGTTGCAGTATGGGATATCATCCGACCAAATGGTAGAAAAGACAAGGTTACCGTTGATATGGGTAGTCATGATGGGGAAAGACAATGGGTCTCCTTTCATAACGATTATGTTATGTTAAGGTTGACTGGAGTTAACTTTTCCCGGGATATTAAAGATTGCTTCGCGAAGAGAGTAAACCCGAACGGACACAGCAACGCTAAGATGTTAATTCGAGACAGAAAGCACCAGCTTACTGTTCTCGATGTCACTGGCTTAGCTAGGAAATCGTTCAAGTATACTGTCAATGGCGTGACCTTTAATGGAGACGGCTTTATCGGCACAGCTAATGAAACTCCACAACAAGGAATGTGTTGTTCGATGATTATATCGGACATGCGCAAGCCTGAGATTGTTGGAATGCACATAGCTGGGGTTGAGAAGCCAGGAAATGGTAGAGGAGATAACGACGAATGTTCCCAATACATCACACAGACAGACATTGAAAAAGCTATCACCGAGCTCGACAATGTGTGTAAGTTTGTTGTTCTGTCTGAAGATGCTGCTTTTGAAGGACATCAGAAGGAATGTACCGTTGGTGTGCACAAGTTTTGTGCTACCAATACATTACCCAAAGATGTGGCCATCGATGTACTAGGAACTTATGGAAAGACCGGACCCCGCCACATGTGCACAAAAAAGACGCCCTTTCACTCTTTTGTTTGTGACACATGTAACATCGAGAATCCTTATGGGATTCCAAAAGCCTCTGCCAAACTGGTCGATAATGAAATTAAGAGTCCATGGTACAATTGCATCGGTGAGTTCTCACTATGCAAAAGTGCCATGCCTTATACAATATTGGCCAGAGCTAGGAAAGACATATCTAAGGCATTCTGCTCGAAGATCAAACTTCATGCAGAAGCTGGAGGCATATGTAGACCATTGACGGTTCAAGAATCTATCAATGGCATTCCTGGTATGCGAGGTATTGATGGGCAGAAGATGTCGACTGCAGCTGGAATACGCTACGGTAAGACAAAAGCTTCCCATCTAGCCAATGACGAATATCCCTATGTCTACAATCAGTACGTTTATGATGATGTAGAGGAATTTCGTCAAAAGCTCCTCCGTGGCGAGCGTGGTAGGAACATTCTCAACAGCAATTTAAAAGACGAGGCCCTTAAGAAGGCCAAAGTGGACTCTTATCGAACAAGAGTCTTCTTCTCTGATGAATTGCATGTAATGATATTGGTGGGCCAGTATTTTGGACCTATAATGTCATACATGATGCATTTCCCACAAACATGTCATAGCGCGATTGGTTTGAATGCTATGAGTTTTGACTGGGAATGTGTTGAGAATTTTCTACTCCGTAAGGGGGAGAAAACCGAAGCCGACCATAAGAATGGAATCATCTTTGACTTCAAGGCGTACGATAAAGTTTTGGAAGAGAAACTAATGCGTATGGCTTGGGAAGTCATGGTTGATATGGCTAGAGAGATGAACTATACTGACGAAGACATTAAAGTAATGCACGGTTTGATTAACGAAAAGGTTACTCCATACATTGCTTTTAATGGCACGTTGATACAAGTCAACTTCTCTCATACATCTGGAAACGGATGTACTGCCACTGTCGGCTCCATAGCGGGTTTGTTGGCTCTTTGTACTGCATTTTATGTGGACCAGGATCCTCAAGGTCTTAAAAACCTCAATGCTTTAGATTTTATAAGAAGCATTCATTTAGGAGATGACTGTATGTCCACCATCATTTACTTGGACAAAACAGACTTCGACTTTTTGAGGTTACAAAAGACTTTTGAGAGCCTAGGGATCACGATTACTATGCCAGACAAGGAATCAGAACCTACCCGCTATCAAAACATATATGAGGAGGATTTTCTCAAAAGACACTTTAGATATTGTTCCGACAGGAGCAGTACTCTAGGTGTCCTAGATAAAAAGTCTTTTTATAAGACACTTCTCTATTATCTACCGTCAAAAGTAGAAACCGAGCCTAATCAGCTTGGTCAAGCTTTGGCGTCGATCCTTAGAGAAGCCTCCCTATATGGGCGTGAAACATTTGTCGAATATTACGACCTCATCTCCAAGATTGTTGAACGTTACGATGTAAACGTTACAAATTTTGAGATGACGTATGACGACTATGTTATCACATGGGCTGTCGACTCAGGTTCTAGACATCCTGAGTACAAAGCAAGACACAAGCCCTTCCTCGAAAAGTTAGCTTTCGAGGGCAAAATCAAGAATCATCAGCAAAGAGCTATCTTTGGAAAAGTTCTTTTTGATGCTGATGAAACTGAAAATGTCTATATCGGGCATAGTGGTGAATATGACCCTTTTTATGACTCAGATGATGATGATTATCTTTATGATAGATTCACTTTTCTGGGAATTAATCAGGAGTCTGACTTCATTATCAATTTCCCTGGAGATGAAAATGAAGAGCCATACTTCCCCGATAATCCCTTTGAGGACAATAGTGGTGAAGCTGAATTTTATATGCAGCAAGAACCACAAGTCCTCTTAGGGACCCGATTTGTTAACAAATCGGATTACGATGAGTTCATCGAATGGTGTTCGCAATATATTATGGATTTAATATTCATATACACCGCTCTAGATGTTTGGGAGCCCCCAGAACTAGATAGGATATATTCGAAATATCTAACGATGAAACTCATCAAACCAGCCCACGAACAATACGTGGCAAACCGTCGATACCAATCAATTCAAGAAATGGTTGGTCTTGGCATCATAGGTAGGTCCACCTAATCGGACCGGCCAGTTTGACGTCTGGCTCAAAATAAAGCAAAACGTCCTTACTCATCGAGATTACGGATTTCCGATAGTCCTACTGAATCGGAAACACGCCTTTGAGTTCGTACTGCCCGCGCCGAGGCCCGAATTAAACAGCAGAAAGTAGAAGCTGTGTGGAGTATTAAGTCAAACTCCACAACCACAGAAAAATGACTTGCTATGCAGAAAGAAACAGTTATTTTTAAATTTAATGACCAAAGCTGGGTCGATAACAAGCAAGCCGGCAGTGATCCATCTATGGAAGCTGCAAATCATGCCAATATGGGACTTGGCACATTTCTCAGTCGTCCTGTCAAAATTTCTCAGCAAATTTGGACTTCTGATGATGCTGCATCTGCTCACGAAGTAGATCCTTGGGACGCATTCCTTAGCCATCCCACTGTAGCCCGTAAAATAGCAAACTTTAAGCTGTTTAAAGGAAAATTACACGTCAAGTTTGTAATTAATGGATCGCCATTTCTTTATGGAAAATTAATGGCAGTATACCATCCATTACATGCTTTTGACGCATTTGCTCCGGCAAATATTCCAGATAGAATATGTAGATTATCACAACGACAACATGTGTATTTAAATCCTACAACTTCATCTGGAGGTGAGTTAGTACTACCATTCTTTTGGCAGTACAATGCGGTCCATGTTGTTTCACGGGAATATAGAAACCTGGGCCACCTCACCCTGCTTCCCATATCTTCATTAAAGCATTCTGCTGGTGAAGATCCTTCATGCACAGTTACAATGTTTGCATGGATGGAAGATGTTGAGTTAACTCAACCTACTTCATCTATATACAATGGCCAAATGAGTGAATCAGATGGCAAAATTGTATCAAAAACAGCAACTGCGATGGGAAATGCAGCAGGAGCACTTTCACGTGTTCCTATGATCGGACCATATGCTAGAGCATCCGAAGAAGTCTTCAATATGCTTGGGCGATGGGCCGATCTTTTTGGCTTTACAAAAGCCAGAAATACTCATGACTTGTCAGATTATCGTACTCGGTTTGCGGGTACGATAGCCCCGACCAATGACAAAGATGAGTCTCGTCTCTTGACTTTAGACGTAAAACAAGAAGTTACTGTGGATCCAACCACAGTAGGACTCTCATCGGAAGATGAGATGTCCATTCCACATTTATGTAATATCGAGGCACTAGTCAAGAGATTTACATGGCGCACATCAGATGCGCCTGATCATGAATTAACAAGGATACCCGTGACTCCTTTTATTCGTGCAACCTTTCCATCTGACGGAAAAGTAGACACACCGCCTTGTGCGTATGTCGCATCTTTCTTTAAGTATTGGAGAGGGACCATGCAATATCGGTTTATAGTCAATGCATCTGCATTTCATCGCGGTAAACTGCGTTTTCGTTACGAACCTTATGCAATAGCAGATCAGGAAGCGTATAACGTAGTTCAATCCGAGATTATAGACTTGACCGAATGTCATGATCACAAAGTGGAAATAGGTTGGGGTTCAGACAGAAACTATTTGTTGGTAACTGGCAGTTTTAAACAGCCAATAAATTCCGAATACACAGCGGAATTAGACACACACAATGGTAACCTTATCGTTAGTGTCGCCAACAACTTAGTTGTGCCAGATGAAGCTTCAGATGATTCTGTAGACATTCTTATGGCAGTGAATATGGCTATGGACGCCGAATTTGCTGTACCAACAGAAAATGTCTTAACGGATATGAAACTTGTAGCTGATATCTCATCAACTGTACCCGACCTACCGCCATCCGGTACTGCGTTTACGCAGCCCGTATCACAAAATACTGGAGATCCCGGTATATTTTATTACGGATGGCACACAAACAACTTTCACAACGATCAAGGATACTTGCGAGATCAATTGGATGTACCTCACTTTCCTGAGGTCCCTGGTCTTGCTTCTGGAGAATATGACGACACAGTACGTGCCGTCGTACGTGCTCAATTTGATGTCATGTTAAAATCCGGAATCAAGTTCGTTGTGGCGAGTTGGTTTGGACCAGGTTCTCGTGAAGATACTCAATTGGATACTTTGAAATTGGAGGCTGGAACAGTAACAGCAGGAACAATGGAGTTCTGCTGTTTATATGAAACCGCCATCCTTAAAAATCATAGTCCGACCAATGAATTCGAATTCACAAGCCAGGAAGTTAAGGATAAATTTCGGAGCGACATGACATACTATAAGTTAAATCATGTTGGTAACGAAAATTATTACAACAAGCCAGGCACGAGTCAACCTGTGTTCTTTATCTATCTTTTACGAGTCTTCTCAATCGCTGAACAAGAATCAATGTGTTCTATTCTTCGTAGTGTTATGGCTGACAACGCTATAGGCGGTGTAAGCTACAATCCATACATTGTTGGAGACTTGATGTTTGGAACACCCAAAAACCTTGGTTACAGGGTAGGGTTTGGACCAGACTGTTTAAGTGTCTACGATGTTTATGGTCAATCACCAAAGAAGATTGAACTAGATGAGAGTGACGTTAGTGAACTCCACGGCAAATTTGCGCAGTGGGCACAACTGAACCCTAACGAAGATATATGGCCAGTGGTTTCACCAGGTTATAATGACCGTGGTGTTAGGCTTTCTGCCAACCATACGGCTCTTTCTCGTAACCTTAATGGCTACGAGAAGGGATCTTTGTTTAAGGCTCATCTTAAACATCTTGATGCGATTTCGACCGTGTTACCAAATCAACCTTTCTTGATTAATACATGGAACGAATGGCATGAAGACTCACAGATAGAACCAGCAGGGGGTGCTGGTAACTCAAATACCCCCACTGAACTCACTAATGGTGTTACTTATGAACCTTACGGTACAAAATATGTTAACATCTTGGGAGAGTTCGTCGTTGGTGGCAGTTATGTTGCTCAATCTTTAGAGACCTACATAGGGCACTCTGAAGAAATGGACAATGAACATTTACCACAAACGAATCCAGAAACAACAATTCTGGAAAAACCTGCGACACATTCACCTGATGATTTAATTTATTTTGGTGAAAGAGTGGCATCTTTACGTACCATCATTAAACGCTATACGCGGTACGTTATGAATACTACAGACAGTTCTTTTAGGTCTACATTCACGATGCCTGCTTATCCCGAATATTTATGGGATAATCAAAATACTAGTCTAGTGGAAACACTTTTGACTAGAGTTGGTGTACTATTCCTCGGTCGCAGAGGATCTACAAGATGGAAAGTTTTTCCAGATTATAGAAATAGCACACCACGCATATCCACTATACGTCTTACAGACAACGCAGAATTAGGCGTAGTGGACGATATACCAGCACTCGATATATTCGGGTATGGCTGGCATGGGACAGACGTCACCATAGG